TCAGAATAACCCCGCCGGCTCCGCCTGGATATCCCAACTGAAGATCAGCACCTCGCCCCGCTGCACTCCTTTCCCGCCCCCGACCGTGTATCGAATATCCGTCTGCTCGATGTGGTATCGGGAAAACACCTGGCGTATGTCCGGGTGGTCATTGAGGCTGATGATTGCCTTGCCCTTGATCTCGCCGATCAGGCTGGCCATCTCCTCGTACTGCTCCCAGCCAAACTCAACACCGTAGCCCTCTGTTTCCCAGTACGGTGGGTCCAGGTAAAACAGCGTGTGCGCCCGGTCATAGCGATGGATGACGTCCTGCCAGGGCAGATTCTCGATGTAGACGTTTGAGAGCCGCAGATGGGCAGCGGAGAGGCTTTCCTCCAGACGTAGCAGGTTGAGGCCGGGTGGCGTAGTAGTGGCGGTACCGAAGGACTGGCCGTCCACCCTGCCACCGAAAGCGAGCTGCTGCAGGTAGTAGAAGCGCGCCGCCCGCTGGATATCTGTGAGGGTCTCTGGCCTGGTCATTTGCTGCCACTTGAACACCTCCCGGCTGGACAGCGCCCATTTGAACTGTCTGACGAACTCCTCCAGGTGGTTCTGCACCACCCGATAGAGCCGTACCAACTCGCCGTTGATGTCGTTCAGCACCTCCACCTCAGCAGGTACCGGCCGTAGGAAGAACATGGCCGCGCCGCCAGCGAATGGCTCAACGTAGCACTGGTGGCGTGGGATGAAGGGGAGAATGCGGTCGACCAGGCGGCGCTTGCCGCCCAGCCAGGGGATGATCGGATCCGGCATGGCTACCTCCTTACTGAGGCTCGCCGGCCTTCTCCGTGTGAATGTACCCGCAACGCGGGCACTTGATACTGATCCAGGTGAAAAGCGCCACCGCCAGCTTTCGGTTGCACCGGCGGCACCGCAGCTCTCTTTTTACCATCTGCAAACCTTTTGCCTAATCTGGTAGGCTCGCCCTGCTCGGATCCGAGCGGGGAGCCTTGCCGGCTCGCAGAGTACGCTGCGGGTTGGGCCTGCGGTTGGGTGTTGGTGCACCGAACCGCAGGCGCTCCTTCTTTCCGTTACATGATCCCTCTCCGATCATTCATGTGGGTAAGCTCACTGTCAGAGGGTTCCATGATGCCGCCTTCCATCCCTTCAGTCCTTTGAACGAGGGCAAAATCAATCCCAGGACAAAGCGGCCATATCTTGCCAGTCGCTGAGCACAGACAGTTGGTATTCCAGAGCCTGACGCCGCCCCAGCACCGCCGCCACCTGAGCCGTATAGGCATCTGCCTTGGCGATGACACGGTCCCGCAGATCCACAACGGTTATGCCCCGACCCACCGCGATCCCGGACAAGAGAGCCGACTGATAGTTCGGGTCCGCTAGCATCAAGCGCGCCTCTCGCTCCTGCTTGTCCCAGGACAGAATTTCGGATTCGGGGTACTGCGACCGCAGGATCGCAAGTTCCTGCTCAGCCCGGACATTGAACTGAGAACGCCGGTACGCCCGATAATCATCGGGGTGGAAACTGAAGCGGGCCACATCGATTTCGGTGACCTCTGCCATCACACTGAGGTCGTCACCGGTACCAAAGTAAATGCCGTCAAGAAGGATCCGCATCATTCCATGCTCCCCGCTGAAAGTAGAGGCGCCGTGTAGATGCCCGGATCCACCGCGCCACAGAAGAAAGCCGGACAGGCGATCTGGATTTTGGTGACGTTCCGCTCCCCATAAAATCGAGGGAACGAAGCGTCATAGCCTTGCGGCGCCACGCGCACGTAGCGCATGAAAACCCACCCCTCGGCGGGCGTCAGGATGTAGTAGTTCGGCGATAGGTGTGGGACACCGTTAATCTCCCGGACATCCCCCTCAGAATGCGGATTGCCAAACAGCGCGGCGTCTCCGTCAACCGCCCGCACCCACCCAGTGAAGGTGGAAAAGCTGCTCGCCGAGAAGATGAACTTCGAGCCATTCCCCAAAGCCAGATACAGCCCTGTGGAAAGGAGTTCGTTCGCGGTGCCGCCACCGCATGAGAGCTCGGCAATGTAGAATTCGATGCCGTATCGGGCATACGTACCGGTCCGCCCCATGGCGTTGATCAGATCGATAGTGGTTTGGGTCATGCTCCCCAAATTTCCACCAAAGTCATCATTGTTATGGATGAATTTGCCGGCCTCCGAGACCGTAGCACCGTTGTAAAACATCCAGGACGAAGTGAAGTCGAAAGGTGATGAGCTGACTTGTTGCGTGAACATGCCATAAGTGTTGGCGGACATGTCCGCCTGACGGCCACCATACCCAATCAAATTAGTGAACGGGAACGCCGCTTGGTCCGCAGTGGCGCCACTGCCCAATTGCGCCCATGCACCATCTTTCCGAGCATGGATTTCCCCGTCACTCGGGGCGTCATCCACCACCGCCATGCTCCCCAACTCATCCAGCGTCAATGACGTGTTGATCCAGCGGGCGGCACCGGCGGCTGCCGATGTGCACCGGAAAATCTCGCCATCGCCACTTTCATTCACCCAGATGGAGCCCGACGACTCCGGCCCAACACCGCTGAACCCCTGTGTTTCATCGTCGTTCACCGTCGGGTCGCGCGTGTCGACATGGTGCTTGATGCCGTTCGCCTTGAACCACCCCAGCAACACCGACAGCGCCAACTGGCGGCTGCTCAGGCTTCCACCAACGTCCTGCGACACCTCCATCAACTCCGTACCTGCCAGAGCCTGGGCAATTGCCAGATCTGAAATGCGGTCAGCCATTACTCTATCCTCCGGGTCTGGCCGTCTTCTGTGATACGCAGCGCCCCGTCTTCGGTGATCCGAGCGGAGGTCTGCAACCATTCAAAGGAGTGTTCGTATGCCTGCCAGCTGGCCAACCCATCCCGCACGGAAACCACCCGGACGGTGTACGTGCCGTCCGCCGGCGGAGTGATGGTTTGGCTGGTGGTGGCGGTGGTTTCCTGGGAGACCAGAGAGCCGCCCTGGTACAGAGACACCTGGTAGGTGGTGCCATCCTCTGGCCCGATATTGCCGTCAGTCCACGGCACCAGGACGTCGGCCTGCAGCAGGCGGTCGCGGTGGGCCCAGGTGACCTGGATCTCGCCGACCAGGCTCTCTGGCCAGTACTCGCCATTCAGTCGGACCCTGGCCGGCGGATAGGGCCGGTAATGGCGCTGATCGAGCGTGACCACGCCTGTGGGCGCCTGGGCCAGCTCCAGCAGCCCAGACGACGTGCGCGTGAGCAGTTTGAGATTGACGGTCTCGCCGTCGACGTACTCGCTCTGATCCACCGCCTCGTAGCCGTCGTAGAACCAGATCCGGGTGCCGGCCAGGTGCAGCACCGGAACCGTGTCTCCACACCCTCGGGCCACCGTGCAGGTCCCAGCGCCGGCATCCAACACGTCGACACGCACCATCTCGCTTCCCAGGAGCGCCGCGCCGCCGGTACCCACCTGGTTCAGATCAATGCCGTCTTGCAGGACCAGGTTCCCCTCACCAGGTTGGAGATCTTGTGCCAGCACCGCCGTCGGGCACCAATCGCCAACGTCGGCCTCCGCGTAGTCGGCGGATCCGGTCCGGGTCATCAGATTGAAGTTCAGCGCCAGGCCCGACGGCCGCGCGCCAAACGCGCCCACCCAGCCTGACTCCGGCGCCACCGCGCTCAGGTCACCAGGACCCAGCCCGGTCACCATGTCGCGGTAGGAGAACTCCAGAGCGACCTGGTCGAGCGCCGGCCGCGTTTCCCTATCTGGGGGCGTCCATTCCGTGGGCTGCTCTTCTGTGAGCGCCGTCGCCGGCAGACCGAACACGTCCTGCAGGGCGGTAATGATGATCTCGCCGTCCGTGATCGGGCTTTCCTCGATCCTGCCGGCCCGCAGCACCATCTGATCAATACCATGGTCCGGTGCCGAGATTCGGAAAAGCCCAGCCGGGTGGATATCGTATCCACGCCGGTCAAATCGAAGCCGCAGCCGCCGCAGCCCCTGTTCCTTGGCCGCCAGATCCCGCCGGCCCACGCGGCTGGCCAGCCCATAGGTGGGGATGCCTGGATAGTTCACAGTCTCGCTGTGTTTCACCCCGGCGGCCTGGATCGCTCCAAGGTTATACTCGCGGACGGGCCGATCCTTATTGGTGATCGGGTCGCGGTAAATGACCACCACCTCATTGACGGCGGTATCCGGGGTGGCCAGCCCATCCTCCTCGATGCTGAGAAGGCCCGAGGAGTAGTCGTAGAGCGGCAGCGCCTCGGGGTCGTAGTCGCCGCGTATCAGGCTCAGAGTCAGCAGCCCGGTTCGGCGGTGCACGTAGTGACTGGCGCCAATGTGGTCCATCACCGTCTGCATGAACTCGGACAGGCTGCTCTGCCTGGCATAGCGTAGACAGATCCCGAATTCCTCCGCATACAGCTTGTCGGCGGCCACCCGGTAGCTCTCAACGTCCAACCGATCGATCGGGAATCCACGCCCCCAGTCCCGATTGGTCAGCCCCTCCACAATAATGTGGACGCCGTTCATGGCGTGGATCTGTCCGCCCGCCAAGTTGATGGCCACCTTCTCCGGGTACCAGACGCCGTTATCCCAACCGCACATCCGCCGCCGCGTCCTGAACTTCCACGGTTTCGGGTACGGGTTCATCGCGCTGATCATGCCGCTGAAAAACGCGGTGAGCGTTCCCCTGAATCCGGGAGAGGTACCCCCGAGCAAGGCCCGCAGTCCCTGCGGTGCCACCTGAGTCGGTTCCCCCATCATGATGTGCAGGGGGCCCTGAACGCCGCCTTCGCCGCTCTCACCACCGAACAGCTCGGGTTTATCGATCTGTATCGTCGTCGATTCTGTAACGCTGCCGTTCCACGCTGTACGGTCGCCAACCCGGACTTCCACCACCTCATCCACAGCCTGGTCCGTGCTGGATCCACGCGACAGCCCCATCAGGATGTCGAAGTAGTACCGGTACCCAACCGTCCGGCGTTTACTGCTTCCGCCCATTGGCGACCTCCTGGCGGGCGGTGTCGGCGACCCGCTGACCCAATGCGTCCCCGGTGGCTTCCAGCATCTCGGCGGTGACTTGCCCGCGCCGGCATGCCTCGAACGTCATGCCGTATTTAATGAACCACTGACGCGCGCCGGACATGCACAACCCAGCGGCGCGGATATGGCGGGGATAGATCACCACCAGCGCCGTCATTGTCATTTCTTGCCGCCTTTCTTCCGGATTGCGCTGGTGCGGTAGTTTCCAACCGCGAGCACGACCCAGTCTTGTGTCCAGCAGTCGCCAAAGATGACGTACTGTTCCGTGCCTTCTTCCGCCAGCGGAAAGTCCACGTCCTCGAAGGCGGCCGGCTTCGGCGCCTTTGGTGTCGGGGCCAGAAAATAGCTGACCGCATAGCTGACAACCGCAATGGCAAGCTGTACCCACATCGCGTTTCTCCCTCAGAACACCGGATTGCCGTCGAATGGCGATGTGTCGGGCATGCCCGGCGCACCGCCGTAGTTGTCGTAATTGCCTTTCTCGATGCACGCCGCTTTGGTGAGTAGGCACCCGGCATGCGCCTGAACCACCTGTCCCACGGCGAGGCGTTCGGTACCGCCACGCAGGATGACGGTGTCACCCTGGTGGATATCGATCCCGCGTTGTTCCTGCAGACCGTCACTCGCCGTCCAGCTGATGAACCCACCGGAAAACCAGCCATCGGGCTTCGTTGCCAGCTCCAGGGCCGCGATGGCGACGCGATCCAGAGCGCCGATCGTGGCCGTTACACGGAAGTCCGCGGGCCTCAGCTTGCAGTTGTGGTCGTAGATGCTGTAGACGCAATTGGGGCTCCACGTCAGACGCAGGCCGGTGGTATCCAGGTCCTGAGCAATAGAGCGGCAGGTGATCTGGGCATCCAGCCGCCGACGGTTGACGTTGACGATGGACCCCGTCCAGACAGCGACCATCTGGGTATCGCCGTAATGCATGTCGTAGACAGTCAGCCAGATACGCTGCGACGGTGGGTAAAGGCGGTATTGCAGAAGCACTTCCAGATCTGGCGGTACGGTGATCTTGGCGTCGTCGGCGCTGGTCTCACCGGTCTGACGGAAACCGTCATCGCTGATCTGGATATTGGTCCAGTGGGTCAACTCGTGATCGATATCCCGGTTGGCGCTTGTGTATCGCCAGACCCGCCCCGCCTGGGAAAACTCGTAGAATCGAACGGGCCGACCGTCGGCCAGGCTTTGCTCCAGGGCGTCATAGCTCATCGCTGACCCCCTTGACTAACACCGAGGTGCGTGCCCCCCCCTCCTGGTCCGCAAGGTGCTCGATCTCAACGTCGTCTTGGTCCAACCGGGACAACACCAGCCAGCTGGCCAGCACGACGTCCGATGGCTCAAACGCCATCGGCAGACCGCTTTCCAACTGCAGCCGTTCCACGTCATCACTGACCACAGCGGCATCGATGACTCGCGTATAGATGACGTCACCGGTGCGCAGCTGCAGACGCAGATCCCGCCGGCCTGGCTGCGCCGTGCCATACACCGAGTAGCTCATGTACTCGATTTCGAGTGTGTCCTCGCCGATCACCACCGGGCTGACGATGACTACGTCCGGGCGCCAAGTGGGGATCCACATTGCCCGCCGGCGGCCGTCAAACCATGACACCAGCGAGCGGAACCAGTGGTGCTGCTCCATTCCCTCCAGCAGGTACTGCAGCTGCTGCACGGGCCAAGCGCGGTCGGCTGTATCCTCGTACACCGGATTCCCGGTCTCGTTGTCCAGGATCTCCACCAGGCGGGCATAGGTGTCAGTCAGATCGCCGGTCTCATCCGGTCGCTGTTCCAACACCGGGTGGCCGCGATATTGTGGCCAGGTCACCATCGTCGGCGCATCGTAGGGCCCGTCCACCTCGAACTCCGCTGACCATTGCGCCTGGTCGTTACTCGCTCGAGCCAGGCGCGGCTGCTCCACCAGGTGGGCCGGTACCGCTGGATAGAGTTTGCCGCCGTGAGGCCACGCTCGGTCCAGCGGCTCGCGAAGCACCAGGCGATCCGGCAGCACCTCTCTGATTTGCACCATCTCAAACCGCGTTGCGGATTCATCCTGTAGCAGCACCAGGCCGTCGGCAGCGTACTCTCGCCCCCCGGTATCGCACTCGATTTCCACCGCGCCGGCTGCCTGCGGACCGATCCATTGCACCTCGTGATAGAGCGGTACCGCCCAGGCCCGGCCGGACCAGCTGAACAGAGCCAGATCGAGCAGCCGGCGATCCCGACCCTCGACCAGACCCTGGATCTCGAACCGGCGCCGCGCGCCAATCCGGACCGAGCGACGCTGCTCGACACCGTGCTTGCTGGTCCGAATGCTGGTTTTCCAGCTCAGGCGTTCCAGTACCGATTCCAGCCAGTTGTGCGCGAAAGTCCAGGGAGCGATCCGGTTTCCCAGAACAGACAACACCTCTTGACGGCCGTCTTCAAAACCGAAAGCGTACTCAGCCCCAATCGTCGGTGGGCCTTCCCCTTGAACGGAGATGAAAAACGGGATGGATTCCAACCCCCGGAATGTTAGGGGAAGAGAAGGACGCCCCAACGTCACCGAGCTGTCAGGGTCAGGAGAAATCGTATCCAACCTGTACGGATCGAGGAAAGCCGACCAGATTTTTACTTCTTCAACCCGGTTGGATACCACGGCTCCCAGATCAAGCGGGTTCGGCGTAATGTAAATCCGGTCATAGAAGTCATTAAAGTGAGACAAGGCCCGCTCGCCCGAGAAAGACTTCCCTGGAAACGCCGGTAGAGGGGAATTATGGGAGATCGAGCCTGCGAACGGCACATCAGCCGACAGGTGAGGCAGATACTGCTTCCATCGAGGCAGAGTCCGCACACTAAAACTCGCGGAGTAGTTCGGGTTCTGCCCTGAACCTTCTGAGCCATCCGCCACAACACCAGTAAACGTGCTCATCCGTTACTCCCGTAGAATGGCTATGCCCAGCCACTCCGTTCCCATTCGATATTGATATCGCATATTTCCATCGGATGACGGGTAGACCCCACCCAAACCTTCTTCAACTGGAATGCTTTCTCCATAGGCATATCGCGTGGATCCCATCGGGAAGACCTGCCATTCCAGCCCCCCAACGGTTATCACTTGACCCTCGCCAAAGATGTCTGCCTTGATGGATCGGATTCCTGGGACGTAGGCGACGGGCGTTACCCACGTATCACTGCCCCCGGGAAGAGCAGCAAAGAGCAGTATTGGGTGTAGAGTTGTTGATCCATCGACACCAGTGGGAGAAACCGCCGAGAGGGCGGTGTTATATGCATCTCCCCAACCACCACCAGCCCGAAAAACTGCAGGTAGATTATTCGAACCAAAATAGTAAACAGAGCTTGGGGCATCCTCGTGATTGATTTCGATGCCACCGCTGTATCGGCCGGAGCCGGCGAAAAGCATGTGGCTATCTGCGTCGTCCCACTCGTCCGGCGTCCCAGCACTCAAAGTCCAGTATGTTGTTCCTACCAGCGCCCCACCCGAATAGTTGCCCAACTTGCTCCCGTATCCCAACCAGGCATGGACGAACACTCCTGGAATGGTGGTGAAAACCAAGTGCATCCACGGCTCTGGTGTATTTCCGGCAAAGACGTAGACATTGCTTAACGGCGTTAATGGCCTTGCCAAGGATTCCCAGGGCGTCTGTACTTGGGATACGCCGATCTTCAGGTACTCGTAATCGTAGTACCCGTAACTAGAATTACCTCCAGAGAATGACCCTGCTGACAACGAAAATTTCGCGGGCTTTCCAGGGAACTCAAGGTGAACGCCGGCAGCATCTTCCGTTACTGTCCATTCCATCGTGGTCCGAGCGAATTCGGCGACGCTCGCCAAAGCGTTGCTCACAGTGCCACCGGGAAATACAGCGTAAGGCATGGTGCATCACTCCAACTTCAGGGCGATAAAGTTCTGATTCGCGGTGCGATATACGTTTGGAAGGATGAGATAGGTGTCACCACCGATGGTTACCGTGTCCTCAGCCGAAACCCCCACTCCGGGGATAAAGAAAATGCCATCCAAGATGCCGTATACCCCTGGTGCATTTGAGGCCATAGAGTTGAGCGTGATCGGAGTTAGAAGATAGCTCCCCCCCAAAAGAGGGACTTGAGCCCGTACAAACACCTCCGTGAGCATTCCCCAACTACGCGAGCCCAATCCACCGCCCCAGCCGGGCGGGGTGGCCAGCCCCCCCCCTGAAGTGATATGGCGAGGCTGGGCACTAATGTTATAGGGGAAGGTTCGCGCTCCTCCCGTCCCGGTCTCGTAATCGTCGTCGGCGTTACCATTATCGAAATTGAGCCAAGTTCCGGTCGGTCCCTGAGCTGCCAGTTGACCCGCTGCCGGATCCGTGAAGAACGCGTGGTTGGTCCCCGTGGTTTCGAGACCGACAGAACTGATCCCTGCTGTTGTTGTTCCACCCACAAAGGCGGGATAAGGGTGCCCGGCAGGGGAAGCATAGGGTATGTACAGGCCCCCTCCACCCAGCCCGTAGGTCATTCCAGTCTTCAGCCCGATGTAGAACCGACGTCCGCTAGCAACAAACCAGTAGCCAACGGTGCTCAAGCCGAGAGGGAGTTGCTTAACACCAGAGCTGTTGATGTGCCCCTCATACGTGACATTGTCGGGCAGAACCCCGTTATGCCCTTGAATGTGGAGCATTGCTCTCAGAAGCGTTTGGCTCTCTTGGAGCCATAACGAAACGTAGATCTCATCCTGCGCAGCCAACCCTGGCCCTTTAAGCATGACGGCTCCAGTGATCCCGCTCCCTGCCGTATCCGCAACAAAGGGGGGAGGCGCTCCCACTTCCGGAACCCGCTCCCAATTCTGACCCGCCGCTACCAGGTCAGGATTTGAAGTCAGGAAGCTGTATAGCTTGTTAAACAGATCAACATGATCGGTCGCGGTACCAATTTCCACTGCCATTATTTAACCCCCATAACGCTGCGGAATTTCCCAGGATTGCGACTGATGTGCAGGACCATGGCTTCTTCGCCAGCCGGCCCGCGCAGCGCCTCCGGAATCAAATCCTGGTCCAAAATCGGCAATAGCCGTTGCTTCATCACCGGTGCCGGAATCGCCCCGGCCATCAGCACCGCCGGGCTGTCGGAAATGGGGGCCACCGGGGTGACAGGCCCGCCCTCGGCGTAGCCTCGGAATCGAGCCAGCGCCGCCATTCCTTCGGCACGAAACGCTTCCATGAACGCCATCGCTCCCGGCTGACGCATGATGTGCGCCGGCTGGACATACTCACCAGCGTGCACCACACCCGCGACCTGGTACTTGCCGCCCGGGCCTGTCCAGCCACCGATAGCGAAGCCCCCCAATCCGCCCGCCGCATTTGCCGCCGTGATCTGGGCAGCACCAGTGGTGAACGTGGTAGCGAGGGCAGTAGTCAGGAGCGTAGTCCCTGACGTCATAGAGGTGGCGATCGCCGTGCCCAGTGTGGTTGCGCCAGCAGCTGTACTGGCAGTGATCGTGCCGCCTATAGTCGTTGCCCCGGCCGTACTAGCGGTCGTAATCGCTGCCGACATGGTCGCGGCTCCAGCAGCGGTGGACGCGGTGTCCGCAGCTGCATCTGCCCCACGATTGAACCAACCTGATATCTGGTCCGTGGCCATCTGAGCCAGATTCTGCGCCGCGAGATCCAGCATGGCGTCGGCGATGGACTGAGCCACGCCTTGTACGACGTCGCGCAGGTCTTCGGCACCCTTTGCCAGCTGAACCAGGCCATCCGCCAGACCGCTTTCAAACGAGTCACGAAGCGTGGTGGTGAACTGGTTGGCGGTGGCTTGCAGCTGCTCCATCTCGGCCTTGAGATCTCGCACACGTTCCAGAGCCGCTGGATCGCCTGTCGCGGCGGCCAACTCTTCCATGCGGGGGATCAGCTGCTCGATCTGCTGTGCGGTCTCACGGTGCAGGTCGAGCACTTGGCGCCGCGCGCTCAACTCGCTGATCAGTCCAGTCTGTTGCTGGGATTGGATGGATTGTTCTCGGCGATCCTGCTCGCTGTAGATGCGGTCGATCTGCGCTTGCAGCTGCTCCATTTCGGCCCGAGCCGTCTCTACGTTGATCAGAGAGCGGACCATTTCCGCCCCGGCTACGTCGCTGGCGGCTTCCAGGCGGGCGAGTAGCTGCTTATAGGTCTGTTCCAGCTCGTTGGCACGGGCTTGCGCGACGTTGCCCTGGGCGCGCTGCAGGTCGTTCTCTACGCCCTGCAGAGCCTCCAGGTTCTCCTGAGCCGTGAGGGCTGCGTTCGCTGCCCGGGCACGTTCCAGCAGCGTACCGGTCAGGCCCTTCTGCTCAATGTCATAGGCCCGCGTCGCGGTCGCACCGCCGTCCAGTACTGCCGCCTCGCGCTCCAACTGCTTGACGAACCGTTCCATCTCCTTGCGCTGGCGTTTCAACTCACGTTCCGCTTTTGCGGACGCGGAGCTGCGGTCGGTGTACCGGGCATTGATATTGGCGATGTTGCGGTCGACGGTTGCCTGGTCGAGGCGTGCGTCGTCGGGATTAACCTTGCGGATAGCCTCCAGGTTCTCCCTGTACTCCTTGATCGCCGCGAGGCGCTTTTCTTCCTTGGTCTGTGCCGACTTCGTTTGTTTGTCGATCTCGGCCATGGCCTTGATGGCCGCATCCTGAGCCTGGCGCTCCTGAGCCTCTCTTTCGGCGGCGGCATCACGCCGCTGCCCCTCCAGCACCAGCGCTTCGCGTTGCGTTCTCAGGTTTGCCAGGATGCGGCCAGGCACCGACGGACCATCAACGCGATCCGCGCCGGCGTTCTCCAGTTTCGCGATCTGTCGATCCAGTTCCTCGATCTGCTCGTTGACCGTTTGCTCCCGGCCAATATTCAGCAGTCCGTCCCACGCCTCAGCGGCAACGCTCTTGAGCCCGTCCCAAGCTCGTTCGAGCAAGCCGATATCATCACTGATCTCGCCGGACCGCTTCCGCACCGTATCCGCGTAGGCGTTCATCGCGGCTTCGACCGCTTCGGCTGACCGGCCCTGTTCCTGCAGAGACGCGATTGCGGAATAGGCCGACGCATCCAAGAAGTGATACTGGGCGTTCAGCTCCTGGATCGCTTTGACTGGGTCTTCCGCGATCTTGACGAACTCCGCCACGGTGGCCTCGACTGCCTTGCCGGTGGCGCTTTCCATCAGGATTGCGGCCGTGGCAACGGATTCGATCTGTTCCGCCGTGAACTTGCCCGTTTCCGCCACGTCGGCGAGCACGGCCGCCGCGTTCCGGCGAGTGCCCTCAATGTCGTCCAGCCGCCGCGCCATGTCACCGAGCTGGTCCGCCGTGGTGCCAGCGGCGTTGCCGGTGAGGGTCAGCGCTTCCTCATAACGCCGGGACTCGCCGGCACCTTGCTCATACGCTGCAATGGTGGCGATCAGGGCTGCCCCTACAGAGCCAATCAGCAACGGTACCGGGCGGATGGACGACACCAGCGCACGCGCCGCTGGGCGGATACCGCCGAAGCTATCCTTGAGCTGGCCACCTTGCTGGATCGCCACCATCCAGATCGGCATGCCAGAGGCAATCGAGGTGGTGACGTCGGTGATCTGCGCAGGGAGTTGACGCATGGCCTGGCGGTATTCACCGGCGGACAAGGTGCCATAACGCATGGCCTCGGCGGCCTCTCTGGACGCGCTGGCCTGCTGGCGCATTCTCCGGGGGACCGGTGTCGCCCCCACAGCGCTTATGCTGTTGCGGGCGGCGTCGGCTGCCTGGTCGATCTCACGGAGTTCCTTCTCCACGACCTCCAGCGACTTTTTCGCGGGCGCGGTGTTCGTCGTACCGACAGCGTCCATACTGGTGGCGGCGCCTTTGGCGGCTGCATCGACTTCATGCAGCTCCTTCTCCACCGTTTCCAGTGATTGCTTCGCCGGTGCCACGTTGGTGGTGCCAACGCCGTCCAGGCTGGCCTCGGCGCCTTTGGCGGCAGCATCAACCTCATGCAGTTCTTTCTCGAACAGATCGAGCTGCTGTTTGGCGGTGTCCAGGTCTGCCTGGATGCGCAGGGCGAGGTCGAGATTTGATTGGGCCATGCCGGCATTCTGTCGTGCCGGTGCCAGGGAGTCTTTTGAACGAGGGCAAAATTAAGGCGGCCGGAGCCGCCTATTTGGAGAGGGCCTTGAAGAGCGTGTTCGCTTCCTGTTTATCGGCTCCCCACGCGGCCCTGACGTCATTGAATCGCCATGCCCGCTGTCGGCGCTCCCGCCGCAGAGCGGCATTGTAGTAGAGCATCAGCTGGCGCTCGGTGTATCCGCCGATTCGATCTGGATCGTGTCCGTTGGCGATGAGGGCGCCGTAGATGTCGGCCCAGCGGAGCGTTGACTTCGTTGTGCGTGCTCGCTGGCCATCTCGGCTATCCTGCGATTCTGCACCGAGCGCATGAAAAAAGGGCCATTGACCATCCACCAGGTCATCATCAGAACCTCGCCTTCCATGCTGGACAGCCCGCGCATCCAATCCATATCCCGGTCGATGGATTGCGCGATCAGCTCCAGGATGATTTCGTGGTGTGTCTCGATCAGCCCGAGCACGTCGGGGAGCGTCAACGCCTTGCCCGACATCAGCCCTTCCATGTCATCCAGGAACGGCTTTGCAAAGGGCTTTAACCGCAGCCCTTCAACAAAGCCGTACTCCCGGACGGTGATCTGCTCCCCCTGGAGGGTCAGCTCACGCTCAGGGTGGAGCTTCTCCAGATCCTCGTCCGGGTTGTCCTGGTTGCTGGGGGCCGGAGCATCCGGTTTTGGCGGCAACACTTTTCCCACGTTACGCCTCCGCCTTCAGCTGCTCCATCCGGCCATAGCCACCAAACTCATCATCCAGTGCTGCGGTGGGCTCGAACAGCAGGGTGCCCGACAACTCCAGCGAGCCGAACGATTCGTTGATCAAGTCCAGCTGACTGACCGGATTGAATTTCATCTTATACAGCCGTACCCGGACACGTTCATTGCGATACTCGTCAACGCGGTTCAGACCGCTGAACAGCAGGTAACGGATCGGCGGGGCGGCCGTGAACATGGTGACGTCGTCGCTGGCCATGTGTTCGTAGTCCGCCAGGAACGGCTGGGTGAACGTCGAGGTGTCCAGCATCTCGATAACGCCCCCCTCCACGTCGTCCACACGGAAATGCGTATCTTCCGCCAGCGTGGCAGGTGTCGCATTACTATCGGTGATCTGGACATTGGAAATGCCTCCACGGTCCAGGGCAACCAGATCACCGTCCGCCACCGGCGGGAAGGATTCCCCGGTAATTGATCCAGCCGCCACGGTGCGCGTCTCACCATACAGCGCCAACGCCAGGTTCTCGCGAGACATGTGGTGCAGGGTCAGGTTGAACGTCGCCTCGGTCGGCCCACTCAGGGTTGCGGTGGTGCGTTTCATCCCCGACCAGCTTTCCTGCCGGGTCTCTTCATTCGTCGAGAGGGCGATATTCAGTACCGCCGCGTCATCCACCCACCGCAGCGCACCCGGGTTGCCCCCGGGCAGCGATGCGCCCAGCAGCACTTTGCCTTGTAGAGAGTAATCCCTCATTTTTTGTCCCCTTTCTGCTCAGAGGTTTTGCCGGGCTGATATCCACCAGGGCCGCTCGCTGCATCGATCTTGCCGCGCGCCTTCAGCCAGGCTTTCTGTGGTGCCGTCACCTGGATCTCAGTCCCAGCCGCACGGTCTTTACCCTCGTGGCGGTGGGGCTTGGTCAGGGTGACGGTTTCGGTTTTCTGCTTTGCAGCCATTAGCGCTTGCCTCCAATGAAACGTTGGGTTGAGAACACGTCGATCCACAGCAGCGTGCTCGCGTCGTAATCCAGCACGTCGCCCTGCAACCACCACGCCGCCCCCATGATCCGCGGGTCTGGCGTCCAGCCCATGAGGGCATCTCGGATCTGACCGATATACGGGTCAGCGTCGCGCTGGGCGGCTGCGCCCGTGACGTCGCTGTAATTACGAACGGCGGAGATAACACCGAACGTTGACACCGCTTGCTGGGCACCAGATGGCCGGCGGCCTGGTCGTTCCGGTTCGTCGGGCCCGCGCTCGTTGGCGAGCACGACATAGGCGGACGGTGCCCGGAAGCCGCGCAGGTCCTGAATCGCCGCGTAGTCGGCCGCCAGCCCAACCGCTTCCAGGTCGGGGACCTCCTCCACCAGGCGGGCTTGAATGATGGTCGTATCGAGCGGCTGGCTCATCAGTAGTGCCTCATGTTGCGACGACTGAACACCGATGGGTCCCCCTCGAACCGGACGTCAATCTCCTGGGGACTGCCGGATACGGGGTCATCCGCCCCGAGGGAGAAACTGCCGTCCACGATCTGCTTCAGGAACTTCAGCGCATCGCGGTAGGCCCGCACAATAGGATCTTCGCGCTCATCCGTGATCCGGTCCTTGTGCAGCAAATACCGGGCAATATCCCGTGACCACACCGCCACAAGATCCGGGACCGGATTCATCGGCACCGCGTAACCACGCTTGCGAAGGTGGCCATTGATCAGTGCATCGGCGTCGCGCACGGCGTCCTCAATGCGCTGCAGCGCGTCATCCGCCACCGCCACGTCCTCTGGCGACCACGCACTGCGGTCCGCACCCAGTAACGTGGCCTCCATCAGCGCACTGTCCACCACCCGATGACGCTCAGCGGTGGCCACCTGGGCCAGCTCGGTAGCACCAGGTCGTTCTGCTAGTTGTGCGTGGGTGATATAGCCCATGGTGGCCACTCCTAGAAAAAGCGCCGGTTCCGCTTCGTTGCGCTGTGTTGCGGGCGGCTATGAACCGGCAAGGTCACCGCCCACCAGCGCCGGCTGTATTCAGGGTTTGGGCAGGGCCGCGTCGGTAAAGGTCACGCGCTCCACCACCAGATTGGGCTCGTTTTCCAACGCCTCGATCTGCTCCGGGGTCAACGCCTCCAAGGCGATACCATGGCCACGGCGATTGAACTGATGACCGGCGCGGCGGAACGTCGCGGGCAGCGAGCGGATCCACAGACCTTCAATGCCGCTCTCGTCCTGGGATGCCTTGGTGGCAGCGGCCGCCTCGTTTTGTTTGTCTGCGGCCTGCTGTTCTGCTTCGGCCTTTGCTCGTGCTTCAGCAGCGTCCTGCTCCGCGTCCGCTTGTGCCTTCTCCTGCGCTTCGATCTTGGCGTTTTCCTCTTCGGCCTTTTGGGCTTCAGAGGCCGCTGCAGGTTTACTGGCGGCGGGCTGTCGAGTCTGGGTACGGGTGTTCTTTGCCATCATTCACTCCGAAATTAGGTCGATGTCCCAACCGGCCCCCGCCGTCCATGGCGAGTTATTAGCCGGTGGAATGATCATCCTTGAGCGCTTGCCATAGGGTGTTCGTTAGGCCAGCCAGGGCACGACCAGGATCTCCACCAGGTCTTTGTTAGCGTTGTCGGCGCCATCCGCTTTGCGGGCGACTTTGATCACTTCCTGGGCTTTCTTACGATTGCTCGGACCGACCACCAACAGATCCGGCAGCACTCCCAACGGGCGACCTTCGTCAGTGAATTGGCTGGTCATGGCGTCATAGGCCGCATCGAAATTGGTTTCGTCGAGCGTGGCTTTGGAACCGAACGCCTGCTGCCAGAAACCAAAACCGACATTACTGCGACCGTCCACGCCATATCGGTATTCATCACGCATGAACACGGCTTCGTCGTCACCGGCGGTCATGGCCTTGATGTCATAGGGCTTGCGCTCCTGGTAGATCAAGGGCTTGAGGGCGCGGCGGGTGTCCAACAGGAACCAGCCTTTACCGGAACCGGCCTGCATGTTGGAAACGCTGACCTCCTTGCCGTCTTCATCGACGCCGGGGTGATCGGTATCAAAGAAGTATTGCCCGTCATAGCAGGTTTCCTCGAAACCCCGTTTCAGCAACGAATACACCTGTTCGTCCGGGTGGACGGCGGCCGCATAGCCCATTTCCGAAAACAGCGGTGTGAACACCCCATAGGTGTCATCCCCGATGTCATCGGAGGGGATCGCGACGGAGGACTCGAACTTCTTGTTGACGATGGTGTAGGCGTGCGCCTCCATGCTTCTCAGATGGCGGTCACCGACCCATTCCCGCAGACGCGGGAACTGCCCGAGCCACGCGTAGGTTTCCGATTTGGTCGTGGACGGCACGCGAGTAGCGACTCGGCTCCAGGTTGGCTCGACGCGGCTCCGGCCTTCATTGAAGGCCGCTTTGATACCGACAAATAGCGCGTTCAGATTGGATTTGTTGATGATCATTGCAGGGCTCCTTAAAAGTCGATCCAGACGCCATCGGCATCCACGTCGGCGATGGTGCCGGCGACGGATCGCGTACCCCCGCCATCGGTCAGCGCCACCGTTTCATCGTCGACCAGGTAGGCGTCCTGGCCGAGATGTGCGCGGGTGATTTCATCGGCCCCGGCGCTGTTCTTCACCCGGTGCCATCCATGGCGGCACTCCACGGCGGTCTCGCCATCAACCGCGCCGCCAACCACGTGCTCTTGGGCGATTCCTCGTGCCACCAGGCCGGTGCCCTCGGCCGCCGCCTGGGCGAACCCAGTGGCGGTGTCGACCACCACGATTCCGCCCGCAAAGACTTCCGCACCCGCAGCCAGTGGCTCAAAGGTGAACACGCCTTCGCGGAACGGGGTGCTACGGTCTTTCGTCAACATGATGTACTCCCGTTACTTATCGGAGGTGCTGCCGGCAGCCGGCTTATAGCCGGGCTTGCTCTTGGCGTACTCTTCCGGATCAATGCCCATGGAACGGCACACGGCCAGTTCCTCCGCATCCAGGCCGTTGTCATCGACCTGGGTCGTCACACCATTGGTTTGAGTGCTACGCAGTGCCGCAATGGGTTGAGCGGTCTCCAGGTAAGCCTTCAACGCCTGGATGTCCTTCTTGCCAAGGTCACGGGCCCACTGTTCCTGCGCCTTCAAAAGTCGACCGTCTTCCAACCCCTCGCTCACGAGTTCGTCAAGCTGGTTGGAGTTGAACTGCCCGGACAGCGCCGCCAGTTCGGCACGGAGGTCTTCAACCACCTTCACCGATACGTATTTGGCCGGATCCGGGGTCTCTCCTCCCTGGGTGCCGCCGGATTTGAGGGTGGCCACGCGTGCTTTCAGCGCGTCCAGACCAGCGCCTTCTTCCGCACCCAATTCCTGGCGCAGTGCCGTCAACATGGCCACGAAACCCGTGTTGTCGGCCGTGACCTTTTTCAAAGCCGCAATGGCGTCGTCTTCGGTGGTGTTCGGTTCCAGGCCCAGGGCCTCGATCAGCATCTTCAGCAAATCCACGGGGTGTTCCTCCGTTGGGTGATGGATTGACCGCATGGCAGCCAGCGCCTGCATCCCGTCCAGGCCGGGATAGTTGGTGACGGCAGCCATTTCTAAGGTCAGAACGTCCCCCGTGCCGGGGGCATACTGGAAAACCGGGGATAGGTAGCGGTACTCGCCGGCCTGGATCATCTCCCGAGCCTTGGCGGTCCACTCAATCTTCGCGAACAACCCTTGGCCTTCACGCCACTGCAGCTCATTGATCCAGCCGGCGGCCGGCGCGGGCACGCCGTTCACCTCGGCGTGCAGCGTCTGGTGCTCGTAGTCCACCACGGCGGCGTTCACCCGCCGACTGAACTGAGCAATCAGAGTGGCGGCGAGAGTCGCATCCAGGCGCCACGCCGGCGCATCGACCGGACGGCCATCTCGTGCCGAGAACGTGCCCGCTGGCAGGATCTGCTGCCATTCCCCCGTGGAGCTCTGCAGATCGAACACGCAGGCCGCCACCACCGGGCAGCCCGTTTGGGCGGTCGGCTGAGCGCTACAGACAGCGAGGCGCGAGGGTTGAGTTGTCCGAGATATCGTTTCCATGGTGGCCATAATGGGACCGGCCACCGACGGCGTCTTTTGAACGAGGGCAAAATTTGTCGGGAGGCGGATTTCCGGACGCGGAATGGCGCATCGCCCCGAAACGCACCACGCAAAGGGGGCAACGGCGTTTTATAAACGTTTTATCAGTGGAAAGCGGCCGGTGACCGCCATGGTTGTACCGGCCAGGGGGCGCCAGAGGCCTTACAGGGCCTCTCAGCGCGTCAACGCATTGGCGAGGTAATCCTGGGTGATATCCAAGATGTGGTTGTCCTGATCGTCGTTCGTGCCGAGCCACGGGCGGGCCGGGATCCGGATCATGTAAGCCTTCACCTTGGCGCTTTGGGCGAAGTCGCTCTTTGACCGTTTAACGAAACGGTTGCCCACCTCGCCGTTGCGAGTACGCCGGAAGTAAAGCTCGCGGACCGAAGCCGCCCGCTGTATCTCTGCGCCGAAATGTTGGGCGGCACCGTAGGGCCGGTCAGTACCAAATTCCAAACCCGTGTCGTCGTACTGACCGCGCAGCGTTCCGGATAGGTATCCCCGAAGGGTCAGGATCCGATTGCGGTTCCGGTGCTTCCGACGTTGATAGGCCGGCGACAACGGTGCCCACGGCGTGCCGTCAGGCGCTGTCTGCGCCCGGAATCTCGCCCGGTGGATCCGAGTCAGGTATTCAATGATGCTCTGAAACAGCGGGGCGGGATTATCCAGGCGCTCGATGGCTGTCCCCAGCGCCGCCGATGCCTCCGCGTGATCCCATTCGATTCTGGCGCCTGCCATGGAAACCTCCTAAACTGGTCCTACGGTTGTTGCATGTGCTGCCCCCGGCGGCTGGGCCACCAGGTGCACCAACTGCCCACGTGAGCCGGCGCGTGGGATCACTCCTCTCTGCGGTACAACCGCACCCCCACCCGCAAATCATCCAAGCTGCCGGACTCCAAGGCGAACGTGGTGATCCCCGACCACCCCGACTCGCTCCATTCAAAGACGGCGAGCGCCGGGACGTCCTCACCAGGCAATAGGAACTGAGCGATATAGCGGCGGCGGACCACCGCCGTTTTGCGCGCGGCCTGGTATTCGACCCGCACCCAGATCTCGTCCGGGCTCAGCACCGCATCGGCAAGGATCCGCATGTACCGCCCCCGGCCATTCTTGTCTGCCTTGAGCCGCCCAGTACGGCGCTGCTCGAACAGATCCCGGCCCACGACCAGTGGTTCTCCAATCACATCTCGAACGACGCGCGGCTCGTCGAGGCTCGCACCAAATTCATCCAGGAAGGCGCCGGCATACTCTTCATCAGTGAGACCGCCGGGGAGAAGGCGGCTTGCCGGCGCGTGGCGCGGCGCTGGGAGCGGATCCGATGGTCGGCGGTTGGGCAGCCCCTCGCCGCCCACGGAACCGGGCAGCGGCGGATCCGGACGCTCGGGAGGAACCGCACTGTCCAGGCGGCTTCGACCGGGTGCGTGTTCAAAGCCGGGATCGATTCCGGCCGGAACACGGACGGTCCGAGGGCCATCTGGACTGTACTGTCCGATGACCCGCTCCTCCCATTCGATCGTGGGCGCCTCATCCGGTCCCGTCTTGCCAAGGTCCGTGAGATCCCGCTCAGCCAGTCCGGTCACCCAACACTGGCACCCCCACGCATTGATCGGGAAATGGGTTCTCCACCATGGATGCCCCGCAGGCAGCACCAGACCATCCCACGCCAGGTGCAACTCACGGGGGTGCTCCACGGCATCGCTATGGTTGTATTGCCAGTACGGCAGCGCCTCGCGGTTCTCCCAAAGCTGCTGATAGCGGCCAGCCTGGTAACTGGAGAACAGGTTGGTCTCGAAGATGGTACGGCTACGCCATTCCCGGCCGCCGTTGTAGTCCCAGCCATGCCGGGCCACGATGTCGTCGAAGTCACGCCGAAAGGTTTCCAGCGTTCCGCCATTCGCAATGGCGTTTTCCACCGCCTCTCGGAAGTCCGTCACCAGGGCGTCACGGTTGGCACCGGCGACCATGAAGGCCCAGTCGTGCTCCTGACCGTAGATGTCCGTCCAGGCATTGGTAGGGACATTCAATTTGCGCTGGAAAAACTGAATCTGCTCCTGGAACGGTACGGATCCGTAACTAGCCGAAGGCATCCGGATTTTCCTCCGTGACTTCATTGCGACCGGCCAGGTGGGCGGCCGCCAAGGCCTGGGCCATTACTTGGGCGTATTCGTCCAGGGTAAGGTTCGGATAGATCTCCAGCAGCCGCTCGCTCAGTTCCTCCAACGAATTGACCTGAGCCAGGAGCCCGCGGATCTCGTCGATCCATCCGTTCGTCACGGTTTCCACCCGCGCCCGCGCCATCGGCATCATCTGCACCGGCGGTGCTGGTACGCCGGATGACGGCTGGGCCCGCAGAGCCGCTGCACCTGCAGGGCTTTCCCCGCGCGGTTTCCGGGCGAGGATCGGTTGGCCCGCCTCTGGCTTCGGGATGCCCAGCCGCTCTTGCGCCCAATCCCTGGGGATCTCCAGCCCGACATCGACCAGGCGTGGCAACGCGACAGCATAGGTTTTGATGTCCTCAGGTTCGCTCAGATCGAACACGAACTTCGGGCAGCGACGGTAGCTGTCGATGGGCGCATTGAGCACCACCATGGGCCAGATCAGATCTCGCGTGATTGTTCGGGCCACCTGCCGCGCATCACCTTCCAGCAGGTCACGACGTACTTCCTCATGGACATTACCAAGCGCGTTGGTGGAGGTTTTGCCATCGGCCTGGCTGGTCAGGGTGCCGCCGAGGATGGCCTTGGATTGGGCCTTGTCGCACCAGTTGATCATCAACTCAAAGGGTTGTCCGTTTCCCTTCACTGCCTCATGGAACTCCACCTCCATGCCGGCGGGAATGATGCCGCTGGCACGGTGTCCGATGCTCAGCAACGCCCGCAGCAGTGTCCGTTTTTCCTTCTCGGTGGCACCACTGTTGTACTTGCCCAGGCGCACCGGAATGCCATACGCCTCCAGGAACTCCGCCAGATCGCCGACGCTGTAGTTCTTGAACAGGTAGGGCCAAACCAGGGCACGAAACAACGCGGACCGTTCGATCAGTCCACTCTTGGCCTTGTGAACGTGGGTCACCCAACCGAACGGCTGCAGCGGTTCGCCGTCGGGGTGGTTGGTGCGTAAACGCATCTCCTGGCGGTACCCATTGTGGATGCGGAACATCGCCTGGGGCCGGTGCGTGATGGAGTCAGGTAGCCACAGCCCGTCGGCCCGGTGCCATTCGATTTCCTGACACACAAACCCCTTGCCGATCGCATCAGTGAGGTCGAACAGCGTTTCGTCCCAATCCTCCAGCTCGGCCATCCAGCCGGTGACGGCCTCGGTCAGTTTCTTTTCTTGGGCGGTGGCGTTGGGCGGCGGATCGATGCGCCAATCCAGGCCGAGCAGGCCCCGTCGACGCTTGCCCATCTCCGCCATGATATGGGTGTCCTTTTCCTCCATGTCCTCAAACAGCTGATACTGGGCCGCGATATCGCCGTCTTCCGCCTGCTCCAGGATCGTCGACAGCTTTGACGGCGTGAGCCCCTTGCTGGGGTGGTCGTTGAAGCGCGTGTTCAAGCCGCCGGCCTTGGACGTCTGCGGCGTCTTAAGGTCCTGCGGTTTCACCAGCCGGTTGGCCAGTGCCGCCAGTCTCGCCATTACCATGCTGAGTGCTCCTCCATTGGCAAATCGCTGTCGTCGTCCAGCACGTTGTCATACCCTCGGCTGGAGCGAGGCACCTCGGTAAATTCCATCGGGGATACGTTCATATGCGCGGCTCGCGCCGCCATCACCAGCGCCACCGCGAAGTCGCCATGACGCTTCGCTTTACCGGACTGGGATTCCAGGTCTTTCTGTCGGCCTTTATCGATGCTGGGGATCCCGTTGACGACCTTGATACTCAGCAGGTCATCCAGAATGGACTGATGCCGTGGCACCTCCATGTTGAAGGCCTCAAACTCGCCCTTCAGTTTGGGCATCCATTCGTGATACCAGGACTGGCTGATGTCCACCTGGTCCACCATGTTGCTGCCGAATTCCAGCGCTGCCTGTTCCGCCAAATACCCGCCGTTGCCGGTGGCATCAAACGCCGAGCCGCAGAAGTTGGGAAGGCGTTTCATGATGTAGAACAGCACCTGACGTTGCTGCTCGTAGGTCAGATTGCGCAGCTCCACCACGAAGGGAGCCCGCTTGCGCAGATTCGCACTGATCGCGAGTGGGACAAAGACGGTCAGGTCGCCTTTGCGGGCGAAGTCTTCCCCAAATACATGGCGGTGGCTCTTGTTGAGCCGTGCCAATACCGGTGCCAGGTACTCCTCACACCAGCTGTCGATCTCAGCCTCACGTTGGGCCTGTGGCCATCCCTCGAAGCCGCTAGGCGCTTCATATCGGAAGATGGGGATGGACCGATCCGCGACCATCGCCGCCTCGATCAGGATCCGACTCAGATAATTGCCGCCGGATCGCTTCGGCACGCAGCCGTATTCCTCATCCGCGCTTTCCGGGTTCGGGGCGTTCTTGTACAGGTCATCCCGCCATTTCTTCTCGGCCTCTGGTGACCACGGTTGGCCGGTGACGTAACAGATCCGGCGATACAAGCCTTCAGCAATGGCTTCGTCCAAGGTGATGCGGTGAACACTGTAGTCCTTGCGGCCTTCTCGGGCGTCCTGGATGTACTGATTGAAGGCGTTATCCACGCCGTTATGGGTGCTGATCAGGCGTACCTTGTTTCCCCACATGGTGAGCGCCAGCGCGGCCTTGAGCAGCTCCTCCAGGGATTCGTGAAAGGCGGCTTCATCAATGACCACATCGCCCTGCAGGCCCCGCAAGTTGCTGGGGCGCGATGACAGCGCCTGAATCTTCCGGCCAGTTTTGGGAAACCGGATCATGTAGGTCAGGATTTCTTCCTTCTTGCCGTCATCCCAGAACGTTTGCTCATAGACATCGGCCTCGGCCAGCTCATTGAACGCCCGGGCGAACAACGCACAGGCGGCAATGTACTCCAGCGCCATCTCCTGTTTACTGCCCACGTAGAAGGTGTTGCAGCCACCACGTCGCCGGGGCTTCGCGGCGTTCATGACATTGCGGCCTGCCTCCGCCCAGGTCAGACCGGTCCGACGAGACTTCTCGGCGATCATGATCTGGCTCAGGTCCTCGAACCAGCGCTGTTGGTACGGCAGAAACACCGGCTCGTTGTCCGGCTGAGCGTCGACCATCTCCTGCGGCACGTCCACCCCGTACAGCGCCATTTCTTCCGCCAAGTCGATCTTGCGGGGCGTTCCGGTGGGCTCCATCACTCTCTCCCCAGCAGGATCCCTTTGATCCGGCTTTCCAACTGCTCGCTCATACCATCGCTGCCACGCATCTCCTCCAGCCGCTCCTGCTGTTCCTGAAGCAACTTGTCGCGGGCTTCCTTGGCGATCTGCCGGCGCTCTTCCATGCTCGCCTTACGGGCATGCAGCACGTCCTTGGCGGCGCGGGCCAGCTTTCGGACCGCATCAATGTCGACCTCTTCCTCGGACTGTGCGGAGAGCGCCGCATGGGTGGTCAGGGTAGTGATGGACTGCACCATGAGGGCACCGGCGCGCTCGTCAGGATTCTCGCCCAGTTCCGATACCAACATGGCGGCCAGATCCTGCTGCTCCTTCGCCCGGCGTGTCAGTTCATCGAACTGCTTGCTATATCGACCAACCGAAGACCGGCTGGGATGGTCGACGCTGGGGAACCGTTCTTTCAGGTCCGCAATCAATTCATCCAACGTCATGCGGCCTTCGCGCAGACGTTTCTCGATGTGTGACCGAACCTCGGCCGGCATTTGCTCGATACTGGACTTACGGCCCATGTCAGGCTCCTGGTCTGCGCACGCCCGGTACGGAGGCACGTCCAGCGGCGATATCCGCGCCACGTTCGGTCAGCTTAACCAGCATCACGGCATCCATGTCTTCCACCTCGGCGAGACCTTGCTCATCGAGCCAGTGCAGTTCTGTCTTCACCTGGTCTCGGGAGGCGTTATGGCCGTACTGGCGAAGAAGACCGGCCAGCACCGAACTGTTGGCACTGTACGCCGGCATTTCACACAGAATGCGCAAGATCACCAGGCGCTGGTCCTCGCGCAGGAAATTCGCGTACTTGCTGCTCATTGGCGGTCACCTGTGCTTCAGAAGGTAGTCGTTAACACGATCCAGATTCTTGGCGACGGGAATCATGCTTTCCGCTATGCCGCCTAACCGGGCCTCCAAGCCCGCCAATCGCTCCACCAAATTGGAGAGCTGATCGGTGGTGGGGACAGATTTCATCGCCGTCTCCAGAGCGATCAACCGGGAGCGCATTTCCAGCACTTCCGTGGCCCGGGCGGATTGGCGCCCGATCAACCAGGCGTAGATCCCCACCAACACGGTCAAAATCCATTGCATGTTCGAGAACGAGAACGTCAGCTCCCCGAGTTCCATCTACTTTTCCCCCTGCATCTGATATTCGTACTGCTCGTACTTCAGCCCCGCGCACTCGCCGTAAAGGTCATACATCTGTTTCAGCACGACCGGGCACTGATTTGGATCATTCGTCGGATACGGGATCCGAGCGCTGCAGGGCACCGTCGAGACCGCCGGTTGCGGCGTCGACAGCCCGCTGTCGGGCGGCGGTGAGGATGTGCACGACACGGTCGCTATAGCGCACAGCAGCACGCAGCTCGGCGTTTTCAGCGAGTGCATCTTTCAGCTCCTGAGTGGTGGTCTGGTCCTGCCGGTATCGCTCCGCCAGGAGTTTGGACAGCCGCACGCTGGCCGCTTTCGAATCGACCAGTAGCGTCTTGTGAGTGGCTAGCGCCTCGGTTAATGCGGCCAGAGTGGCCTGGTTGGCTTGCGCTTCGGCTCGGCCTTTTCCTTGCTTGTAGCCGATGCCGTATCCCCCACCTGCGGACAGAATGGCGGCCACCAGGATGGCGATGATCCAGCGCGCGATCATGGGCAGACTCCCGTGCCCCAGCCGGCCCGTTCATACAGCGGGGACCAGCGGAGCAAGATCCGCCGGGGGTAGTCTCGGTTTTCCCGGAACGCAGCGGCGGAACGGCCCGCGTTGAACCGCTCCACCGAATCAAACCACGCCAGCGGATCGGCCCCCTTAGCCGATGCCAGCCGTTTGTCGCGGAGGATCCAACCGAGACCGCCGTTGTAGCTCGCAAGCGTCATGGCCCAGCGGTCGCAGACGTGGGTGGCGTGGATCCGGTCATAGAGCCAGCGGTCATACAACACCAGCGCTTGTAGCGCCCAACTCGGGTTATAGGGCTGACGGTCTCCCAGGTACGCCGGATACAACTCCGCGAACCAATCCGACGTGTCCGGCATGAACTGCGCGAGCCCCTCAGCGCCGGCCCATGACCGAGCGTCAGAACGCCAGGCGCTTTCTTGGTGAACCTGAGCCGCCAGCGTAGCGATGGGAGCATCCAGGCCCCAGTGGGCATGGGCGGCGCGGGTCAGCAGGCGCTGGTATTGCAGCGCCTCCCGAGGGACGACATCGGCGTAAGCCGGCTGGCAGGCACTGACCAGCAGCACCATGGCGACGATCAGCCCGCGCATGTTAGAGCCCCAGCGTCAGACCGAGGATGCAGGCCAGCACGACCAGGGCACGCCGCACCATTGCCGCAGCACAAGGCACGGCCTGGGTGCCTCGGGCAAACGTATGCGGTCGCGCATAGGGGAACAGGGTCCGGTCAATCCAGTAGCCGAGCACCGCACCCATCGTGACCAGCGACGCTTTATACAGGACAACAGGCAACTGCTGCGGTTGGATCAGAGCGATAACAACCAGCAGCCCTATAGTGATGACCAGCCATTCTGTGAGGCGGGGGAATCGCATGACGCTCTCCGTTCGGTGGGTCCGAAATAACTACGCCCCCATGATGGGGGCGCAGCCCGTGAGCGTCTTTTGAACGAGGGCAAAATCAGTCGCGGCGGAGCACCAGGTGCTGGCTGGTGCAGTCAGATGTGGAGACCACTCCCATAAAGGCGTTCAGTTTTACCGCGCATTTCTCGACATTCAATCCATCACGGCCGTCGCTGGAAATATTGGTCACATACGGACCAGCCGTGGTACATCCCCCAGTAAAAATGGCAAGCGCCAGAAGTACTACCTTTTTCACATCGTTCTCCTTGGTTTTTAGATATCGCTATTTCAGGGTGCCAGGCGTGTTGATCACCTGTTGCACTCGGATCATTTTTCCAGTGCCAGAAAACAAAACAGACGCCTGCTGGATGGCGGTATTCACTGATGTACCCCGTGCTTTCGACTCGACGTACTGCCACACATAGAGCTGGTTGCCGTCCTGTAGAGTGACGATCTGTTGTGGTTCGCCGAGGATAGCCCTCGCGTCATCGGTGGTGGTTACTCCGGGCTGTAGCTGTTGTACCGCATCAGCATTAAATTGAGCCCCGGAGGTTGCCGTAGCGCACCCGCCGAGCAGCAGCACGCTGAAAAGAGCAGTCGCCAACAGCCTTATGTTCAGTCCCTTGATCATGTTTTATCTCCTGCCGCGTAACCGCAACAGCTCAGCGTCGAGCTGTGTGATCCGTGCCCGGCAATCATTCTGAAGGCCTTGGGCCGCCGAACGCCGCAGAGTCCAGAGCCCGGCGGCCGCCAACATCACGGCCACCACCACCGCATAAAGCCACAGCGGCAGCATTTCGTCGAGGCGTGGCATGCCGTCTGCCGGCAGCAGCAGCACCGTCCAATCCCGGCCACTTAACTCAAGAGTCCGCCATACGCTCCAAACGATCATCGCAACCAAACTGAGGAACGCGCTGGCAAAGATAAAAAACGGTGTATTGACCCATTCAGAGCATCGCGCCCACCACATGTCTCTCTTCAACGAGGATCTGCGGTCTCGCAATTCCGTTTCAGAAAGAGCATCTGCACGCAACGAAAAGTGATCGTCGCTTTCGTTCAATACCAGGCTCAGAGAAGGAGTAGGCTGATCGCTCAGGATGCGCATCAGCTTGGCCAGGTCCTCCGCGCTCCCAAAATGCAGGTGAACTTCGTTGTAATCCCGCCCCGCAACCCGATTGAAGTTACCGGTGACTTCCATGGCTTTGCCCCCTGTCAGTAGGTAAATAGGGTTTCACTTTAGAAAAGTGAACCCGATCACAGTATGCCGCCCATCCGCGCCAGCCGACCGCTTGTCGAATGCCAGCCAAAACGGAAAACGTTTTCCGCTTTGTAACTGATTCCCGTTCTTATTTTTCGCCTTCTTTGTAATCCCGGCCAGCAACCCGGTTTCCCCGGCCGGAGACACGGACACCAGTCTTCGACTCGCCGGAAAGCAATGCCGAAAGCAGAGCCTTCCGTTCCTTTGCTGGCATCCCCCGATAGTGCTCTAGAAGCAACTCTTCGTCTGGTGCCATTTCTGGCACATCGCCATGGCGCCCCGTTACCAGGTACATCACATCCAGACCGGCCCCAGCCCACACACCAAGGGCATCGGCATCAGGGGAGGCAGTACCGCCCTCCCAACGAATCAGGGTTCGTTTGGACGCACCGACCATTGAGGCGAATTCCGTCTGGGTGAGGCCCAAGCGCTCACGCTCCTCTCGGAGTCGAGCGCCGAGTGTCATATTTGTCATCAATGCACCTTGACAGGTGACAATAATGTCACCATGATCCACCTAGAATCATACTGTAATTCAAGGAGCCGCCACCGCCATGGCAACCCCTAAAGCACTGACCCCGGAGCAGGTCAAAAAAACCCTGAAGCAACGTGGTATCACGATCACCCAATGGGCGCAGAACCACGGGTACCGTCGGGACGCCGTTTACCGCGTCCTGAATGGAATCGACAAGGCCCACTACGGACAGGCGCACGAGATTGCCGTCGCACTCGGCATCAAACGGCAGGCAGCCGCATGATCAATGCACGCCTGACCGCGCCCATGCTCCGCCGGCCTGTAGTAGCCCGTACAGCACACTTATTGGCTGGAGAACGTCGGGAGAAATACCAACGTCATCTCCTACATTTGCCCTCTGGTACAGCTCTCGCCGTTCTCGCCAACGAGGTTCGAGGTCCTGCAGCACAGCGGGAGTTCGATGACTCATCACCTGCAGAACGTCGTTCAGCGCAGCGCACACGCCTTGAGCCCAGTCATCAGTCGCGGAAAGCTCCGCTTCCAGCTGCTCCATGCGGGCGTTCAATGCGTCCAGATTGTCGGCCATGGGGCCCCTCCGTCATCCGATTCATGATGCCGGAATTTGGACATAGAGCAACCCCGTTTCACCAGATGCAAAACGGTTTTTTGTTTGGCACCTCCAGCCAGACGAGACGCCGGGGACTTTCCAATGTCGCCTAGAGTTTGGAAACGCCGGATACCCACAAGCCTCAGACAGGCGTTCGAGTGGTGTAAGGACTATGCGCGTGACGTCCACAACCTCAGCGTCCCTCAAATCGCCGAAGGTATGGGGGTGGCGGATCACTGGCGTCTTTATAAGTGGATCGCGGGTGCCAATATGCCGGCGGTCAAAGTCACCGCGTATGAGCGCTGTTGCGGTATCAATTTTGTCAGCCGTTATCTGGCCGCAACGGGTGGACGCCTAGTTGTTCAGATCCCTACCGGAAAGACCTCTTCCGCCCAGGATGTATTGGCTCTGCAGGGAGAGGTTACCGACGCAATCGCCGCGCTGATCGATTTCTACAAAGGAAAAGCTGAGGCCACCCAGACTCTGGCGAAAATCCAAGGCGCTATGGAGGGCCTGGCCTACCACCACAGCAACGTAGAGCAACACAGCACCCCTCAATTGCCTTTCGACACCGAGATGGAGGACGACTCATGAATGTTATCCCGTGCAAGCTGCGCCCAGGCGACCCGCTCATTGTGAACGGGCCGGACGGAAAGGAATATCGCGCGACGTTTATCCAGCGGTACCCAGAGCACGACCTCAACAAGCTGCACTCCAACGACTGGGAAGGCCTCCCCGATGTCGACGAACTGGGCTTCGTCAACTTGTCCGACGAATGCCTGATTCGGCGCTCCCGCCTCGCTCCCGAGTCAGACCAGGAGGCCGACGGTGACCGATAAACATACCTCGCTCCACAAAGGCTTCCGCGTATTCAAGGCCCTGCGTGGACACACCCTCAGCGGCATGAGCAACCAAGAGCTGTGCCGCGCAACCGGCCTTAACGCCTCGGCCGTGACGCGCATCATGCAGGCGCTCATCGACGAGGGGTTGGCGGAAAAGCGGTCGGATGGGCGTTTCTCGCTCAGCGTTAGCACCCTGCAAATCGCCCAGGCCCATGCGCTGGAGATTCAGCGTGCACAGGACCGCATTAACGAACTGGGCCACCGCATATCCACCGGCCTGCAGTAAAGGAGCGCCTCAATGAGCACAAAAACCGATGTGGCCGAATTCCAGGCCCACAGCCAGTTGATCAGCGACCTGTACCTTGACGGCCAGCCCTATGACCGGCGGCGAGTGGTGAATGAAGCGAGGTTCTGTCTGGAGCAGAGCGCCACCGCGATGCTGGAGACTGGTAAACGGTTGATCGTCCTCAAGGAGAACGAACCCTTCGGCGACTTTGTGACCATCCTCAATCAAGAACTGGGCATGGACGATCGGATTGCTCGGAAGATGATGCAGGCAGCGGCTAAGTACCTTTCTCCCAAACTGGAGAGCAAGAGCAAGGCCCTAGCCGCCCTGGGTAAGTCCAAGCTCTACGAGCTGATGATGGAGGACGACGACGAACTGGTCGCTCTCTCAGAAGGCGGCACCGTTGCCGGATTGGAGCTGGATGACATTGACCGCATGAGCACCCGCGAGCTGAGAAAGGCCCTGCGTGATGCTCGGGCGGACGACGCCGCAAAAGACCAGGTCATTGCCGACAAGAACAAAAAGCTCGACGAGTTGGCGACGAAGAAAAAGCGCCTCAAGCCCTCGACGCCAGATGAAGACAGCAAGGCCATTCGGCTGGAGGCCGCGGATCTCTGTTTTCAGGCAGAGGCCCTGGTTCGAGGGCAGGTCCGCGAGGCGCTGATGGCGGTCCTGGCCCACGGGAACGACAACAACATCGACGTTGACGCGTGGCTGGCTGGCCAACTCGACCAACTCGACCAGGCATTGCTGGAAGTCCGGGATGCGGTTGGTATTCACCGCAGCGTTGAAGGAGCGCCCTGGGAGCAACAGGGGGACGCTGAATGAATCCCGCAATGACCGAACAGTTGCTGTCGGTCGCGGCGCGGGCCAGAGAGGCCGGCCACGGCCGCAAGACCGAGATCTATGCCGAAGCTGCCGAGGCGCTGGGCATCAGCATGGCGACGCTGCAGCGGCGGCTGAAAGCCGTCACCGACCGTCCCCGCCGCCGCCGCCGGAGTGATGCCGGCACCAGCGCGTTGAGCCACGACGACGCCCGGCAGATCGCGGCCTACCTGATGGAGAGCCAGCGCCGCAACGGCAAACGCCTGGCGTCCATTGAGGACGCGGTGGAGGTGCTGCGTGCCAATGGTCGGATCACCGCCGGGCGCGTCGATGAAGACACGGGCGAGTTCCGGCCGCTGTGCGCGGCGACCATTGGCCGGGCCCTGCGTGGCTACGGGCTACATCCGGAGCAGCTACGCCGCCCGTCGCCGAAGATGAAGCTGGCGAGCCTCCACCCCAACCATGTTTGGCAGATCGACCCCTCCCTCTGCGTTCTGTATTACCTCCCGACCCGGACGGGGCAGCGTCTGCAGGTGATGGACGAAACCCAGTTCTACAAGAACAAACCGGCAAACATTCGCAGGATTGAGCGGGAACGTGTGTGGCGTTACGTCATTACGGATCACACCAGCGGCGTCATCTACGTCCAGTATGTGCTCGGGGCCGAGAGTGGCCAGAACCTGGTCGATGCGTTCATCGGTGCCACGCAGAAAAGCGAGCATCCGGCCGACCCGTTCCACGGCATCCCCAAAATGGTGATGGTGGACCCAGGCTCCGCCAACACCGGTGCCGTATTCCGCAACCTGTGCCGCGCCCTGGGTGTTCATCTGCAGGTGAACGAGCCCGGTAAGCCGTGGGCGAAAGGCCAAGTCGAAAAGGCCAATGACATCGTCGAGCGCTCGTTCGAGCACCGAATGGGGCTGATGAAGGAGGCGCCGACGTCACTCGGAGAGATCAATGAAGCGGCGTGGCAGTGGATGCGCTGGTTCAACTCCGTCAAACCACATAGCCGTACCGGCCAGGCTCGGTATGCCGTGTGGCAGACCATCACGGCGGAGCAACTGCTCAAAGCGCCTGCGCCCAAGGTCATGCGGGACCTATCGTATCGGGCACCAGAACCCCGGAAAGTCCGTGCGGATCTGACGGTCAGCTACGGCGGGCAGACATTCCGCGTCGCTGATATCCCGGGTGTTGCCGTTGGTGAGCAGATCCTGATTACACGCAACCCGTGGAGGGACGACGCGGCGCAAGTGGTCTATGTCGATGATGAGGGCGCGGAGCGCATGCAGGTGGTCGAAGCCGAGCAGCGCAATCAATACGGTTTTGTCTCCGACGCCCCAGTCATTGGCGAGAACTACAAGGCCCACGCCGATACCCAACTGGACACCGAACGCAAGGCGGTCGAGCGCTTGGCTATGGAAGCGCCGACGGACCAGGACGCCGCTCAGCGCCGCAAGGCCAAGGCCGTTCCGTTCGGTGGCTCCGTCGATGCCATGAAGCCGGTCACTGACACCCAACTGCCAGATTACATCCCGAAACGCGGTACCGACCTGGACCTACAGGCTCCGACCGTGGAGGCCCTGCGCCTGAACCACGTCCAGGCCGCAAAGCAACTGCGTAGTCGCCTCGGCGATGAATGGCAGCCGGAGTACTTCCAATGGCTGCAGCAACGACACCCGGAAGGCGTGCCCGAGGATCAGTTGGATTCTATTGCCGAGGTACTGCAGCGCCGGCCGGTGGCGCCGCTGCGGATTGTGGGAGGTGACGCCTGATGTTGGTCCTGAAGCGAGAGCTGAAACGCCACGGTATCAGCCAGTCAGAGCTGGCCCGGGCCCTGGACGTGTCGCCGGCAACGGTGGCGCAGCTGGTAAACCACGGCATCTGGCCAAAGCGCCCGGCGCCGGAGCCCCTGAAAACCCGAATTACCGAGATCTTGAACCAGGACGGTGGCGATGTATCCGCCGATTTGTTCGAGGAAGACCGCGCCCCGGATAGCGGCCGGGGCGCGGCCCAATCACCAGACCGAAACACGCACACGCAAGAGAGCGACCTGGAGGACATCATGTTACTACGCAAACAAACCCTCTCACCAGAAGCGCGGCGGGCGTTCATGTTGGCGCGGGATCCCTTCGCCGAGGTGAGCAGCTCCGAAGACGTATTCCTGACCCGAGATTTCCGGTACGTGCGCGAGTCCCTCCGCACCACGGCTCGCCATGGCGGATTTATCGCCGTGGTGGGGGAATCCGGCGCCGGTAAATCCACGCTGCGCCGGGATCTGGCGGAGTGGATCCGGAAAGAGAACCAGTCGGTGATCATGATCGAGCCCTATGTGCTCGGCATGGAGGACAACGACGTCAAGGGCAAGACGCTGAAGGCAGCCCACATTGCTGAGGCGATCATGGCGGCTGTGGCGCCCAGGGAGCACGTGAAACGCAGCCCGGAGGCCCGGTTCCGCCAGGTGCACGCGGCCCTGCGAGAATCCCATCGGGCCGGTAACCGGCACGTGCTGGTGATCGAGGAAGCCCACGGGTTGCCGATCCCGACCCTCAAGCATCTGAAACGGTTTTTCGAGCTGGAGGATGGCTTCGCCAAGCTGCTGGGCATCGTGCTGATTGGCCAGCCGGAACTCGGCCAAAAGCTGGACGAACGCAACCCGACAGTCCGCGAGGTGGTCCAGCGCTGCGAGGTGGTGACGCTAGCGCCGCTGGACAGCGACCTGGAAGCCTACCTGCGCCACCGGTTCCAGATGGCGGACAAGCCGCTGGAAAGCCTCATGGACGGAACGGCAGTGGACGCGCTCCGGACAAAGCTCGCCGGGCGCGGCCAGTACTCCGTGCTCTATCCATTGGCGGTGCACAACGTCGTGACCGCCGCGCTGAACGAAGCCGCCGTCCTGGGCATTCCCCAGGTGACGGGCGATGTAATCGCGGGGGTGTGACATGGCCAAGTACGTCATCACGCTCGAAGACGCCGGCAGCGGCACCCTGATTGATGTCCAGCAGGACGACAGTGTGAGCGATATCCCTGGCAATCAGGGGGCGCGCCATATCGTCCTGGGACTGATGGTTTCCAGCAATGCGCTGCTCTCTGTAGGGCGCGCGCTCACCCGTCATGACGATATTCAGCCCATCCACCGCTCAACCAAGGTCCATTGATTGAGGAGGTCCCATGCGTCTGGAAACGGAGCAACTGGAGTACTGGGGTAACCGGTTCATGCGGCATGGCCTGAATCGCTATATGACGTTCGCCGCCTTCATGGTGAACCCGCGCAAGTACTGGATAGAACTGATGGGCGGCCCGTATCGGCCGCCCACCAGTGCCGCGCAGCGCATCGCGCAATCAGGGCAGGGCCTGGAACTGGCTATGGAGCGCCTGGAAGCGCAGGTCGACCACCTGCGCCGGATCAATAACGGGCATCCCTACGAGCAGCTCAAGCATCACGCGAACGGGAGATAGAAATGGGGAGTTTCGCGCATCGAAAACAGGCGGAGAAGCTGCGGAATGACATCGCGGCTTATTTGGCCCGTGGAGGAACAATCACCGAGGTGGCTCCGGGGCAGTCTGGCGAGAAAACCACCTATGGTCGGCTGAACTGTTCCACTGCAAATGCAGCCAAGGCCAGGCTGAACGGCCAAAAGGCCTGTGGCCGTCAAAAACAAGGGAGCAGGTAGTGATGGACAAGGAAAAGGTGCTGCGCCGGATCCAGAAATGTCTGGCTTTGGCAAAAAGCAGCAATCCGAACGAGGCGGAAACGGCATTGCGCCAGGCGCGCAGGCTGATGGAGCAATACAACATCGAGGAAGGAGCTGTAGCCGCCCTGGATGCCAGTGAGGTGCTGCAGGCGACAGGCTGTAAAGGTCAACCACCACATTGGAAGTGGCACCTGGCCTATGTGGTCGGGGAGGCTTTCAGCTGCAAAGTGGTTCTACGTCACGGGTTATTTGACTCTCACTTTGCCTACATCGGTACATCTCTATCTCCCAAGTTGGCCCAGTACGCTTTCGAGGTTCTGGAACGGCAATTAGTTAAAGCCAGGCGCGAGCATGTGGCCGGGCTGAAACGCTGCAAACTGGCGACCAAACGCCGGCGCGGGGATGTCTTCGCAAATGCCTGGGTGGACGCTGTCGCGATGAAGGTACAAGCCTTTGCTGGCATGAATGAAGAAACCCAGCAGGCCATCGACGCCTTCATCAAAGAGCACCACCCCGACCTGAAAACTGCCGAGTCAAAGCCCCGCAAGGCGAAAGCCAATGATGACCGATCCGCATGGGACGGTCACCGTAGTGGCCGCTCCGCAACTCTAAATCATGGTGTGGCCGGCCAGGACGGGCCGGCGCGCCTTCACCAAGCAGGAGAGTGAAATGGGTACCCATGCTGTTCCTGAAGGCTATATGAAAAACGCCCAGGGCCACCTGGTGCACGAAGACAATGTGGAAGAGGTGGACCTGGTTCGCGACGATCTGGTCCGCAACCTGGTGGCTCGCGGCAAGCTGATACAGGGCGACATCAAGAAATATCGCAACGATGCGATGTCAGAGGTGAGGAGCTTCATCGAGTTGGCGGCGTCCAAGTACGACGTCGCGCTCGGCGGGAAGAAGGGCAACGTCAGCATGACCAGCTACGACGGGACCCGCATGATCAAGGTTCAAGTCGCCAATCTGATTCGCTTCGATGAACGGATCCAGGCCGCTGAGCAGTTGATCAATGAGTGCCTGGGAGAGTTAACCGACCACCCGGGCATTCCCAGTGACCTGAAAACCATCGTCGCGAATACGTTTGCCAGAAACTCACAGGGGCAGCTCAGCGTAACCAAGGTTATTGGTCTGCTGCGCTGGGACATCAAGCACCCCAAATGGCTGAGAGCGATGGATATCATCCGTGATGCCATGCAGGTGGTGGGCTCTGCGGAGTACATCCGCCTATATGAGCGTGATACCCCAGAAAGCCAGTGGAAGGCCATTCCCCTGGATATCGCGAAGCTGTGAGGGGGCGTTATGGCTACAGATAACTGCCAGGAAGTGCCGATGAGCGCGTCTCCTCTAACTGAGCGCGAAGCCATGGAGCTGGAAGTGCACCTGTCGGATCTGGCGCGATTCCTCGGTGCCCCAGGGGATTGGGGGTATGCCAGTAAATTAGGGCAGTTCACCAAAAGCACCCATCAGATGCTGGCTGAGCTGCGGATCAACATGGAGCAACAACAAGGAATGGGGGGAAACCATGGCGATTAAACGCCTGCAGGACGAGCTACATCGATTGGAAGCGCTGGAGCTGCGCGAGATCTTGGATCAAATGGCCAGCCACAACACGCCAAAGATCTCTATGGCGTTCAACGATGACAAGGGCAAGCCAGTGCTCGCGGTGGTGCTGCTTCACGGGAAAGACACGCAGCACTACCTGGACGCGCTGGCCAAAGTCGAAGTGCCTGATGAGGAGAAGGACGATGGAAACTGGGACTGATCAGCCGGCATCAACAGTTCCTGAGTATCTGGATCCAACCAGTAATAACGGGGACCTGCGCCCCGATGCCGAGTTTCGTCGGGGTTGGAATGCCTGTCGTGAGGCTATGATCGCCAGCTCGAATCCCCGCCCTAACGGCGTGTGTCCTCACGGTGTGAGTGGCGTTCACGAATGCAAATGTTGTGCTGATGAGGTACCCGCGCACATCGCTAGAGCTGCTGTAGAGCGCGATCTGGCCACCATGAATGCTGGTGATCTTCATGGATTGCCAAACCCTGACGATTACACCAACCCCTTAGACAGGGAACTGGCTCGCCGCATCGGCAAAGACATTGCGAGGCGTCGAAAAAACACCGTCATCCAGGATGAGAAGGGCCAACAATGCAAATAGGCCGCTGCCCGATCTGTCATCATCGGTTGGACCTGCAGGCCATGGCTCAGGACGAGGCCAGCAGTGCGCTGCTGGGACTACTGGCGCGCCTGTCGACCCCCCTGGGCCACGCAGTACTCGGCTACCTAGGGCTATTCCGCGCTGAACATCGGGACCTCGCCAACGACCGGGCTCTGCGCTTGGCTCAGGAAGTCCTCGATCTGACCAGCGACCAGCATCTCCTGACAGCCGCCCTGGTCGAGACCACCGAAGCTATCCGGTCAAAACGCCAGACCGGCGACCGGCGACCGCTCAAAAACCACAACTATCTCGGCCAGGTGATGCAAGGGGTCGCTGATCGCGTGGGCCAGGCAGTCCCCAAGGCCACGGAGCAACCCCATTCGCATCAGAAGCAACCGGTGCACGCTGACAGCATGGATGCATGGAGGCGCCAGATGGAGCGCCTTGGCCGAGATCCCGACAAGCTGCTCGGAGGTGGCCAATGAGCGACTCAGCGGGGGACATCCGGCGGCGGGAGCTGGCTCAGATCCACATCGCCCGTAGTGAGCTGGGCATGGACGAGGAAACCTATCGCCTGATGCTGCATGACACGGCAGGCGTGACCTCATCCGCTGATCTGACACCAAGGGGCCGATCAAAGGTGCTCGCAAGGATGCGGAAGCTCGGCTGGAAGCCTAGGACCGCGCGCCGTCCACGGCGACGCATCACGGCTCAAACGCCTCAGGATCGAATGATCCGGGGCCTCTGGTTGGAATTGGCCGACCTGGGGGCGGTCCGTGACCGTTCTGAAGGCGCATTGGGTCGGTACGTCGCTCGCCAGACCGGTATTGACGCCCAGGACTGGATATCAGGGGAGCAAGCTGAGCAGGTGATCGAATCACTCAAGGCTTGGCGCAACCGAGTTAAACGCCAGCAGCAAGGGGGTAGCAATGACTCGCGATGATTCCGACATGTCGCTCCGCCGGCATGAATTGCTAGAGAGTGTGCACGATAAGACCCGGCGGATCCTTGAGGAGCACGGTGTTGATGCGGCGGTGGCTGACCAGGCTGGCTGTGCTCTGGCGGACGAACTGGCCGAGGATTTCGGCGGCCAGAACTTCTTTTTCCCCATGGACAGCGCCTATAAGGTCGCTCTCCGCGATATCCAGATCTATGAAGACTTCACGGGCAAGAACTACACTGAGCTGAGTCGCCGCTATAAAATGTCCGTTCGTGGGATCTACAAGGTCATCAAGCGAGTAAGGGCAAAAGGGGACCCGAATCAGCCGCGCCTGTTCTGA